GTGAGTTTTCTGGTGTTCCCTTAGTTATGACCGTTACAACGAGGTAATAAAATGGCAGAATTTAGCAACTACTTAGAGAACAAAGTCCTAGACCATGTTCTCCGCAACACTTCTTACACCTCCCCTACGACGGTGTATGTTGGACTCTACACATCTGACCCAACGGACGCTGGTTCGGGTACGGAAGTCTCTGGTGGCTCCTATGCTCGCCAAGTCTTGTCCGTGACCACGGCTTCGGGTGGAATCGTTACCTCTAGCGCAGACGTTACCTTCCCGCAATGTACGGCTTCGTGGGGTTCCGTGGGCTACATCGGGATTCTGGACGCGGTTACTAGCGGCAACCTGCTCATGCACACAGCCTTGACGACTGCTAAGACAATCGACACGGGTGACATTCTCAAGATTACTTCTGGCAACCTGACCGTTACGCTGGACTAAATGGCATTACTGACCCTTGAAGAACTAGACCGCTTCGGGAGTCTGGACGATTTACCGTTCACGCTAGACGCGAATTGGATGGACTGCGGGATTCAAGGCCCGTTTACGCTAGAGCAGTTAGATTATTTCAGCACAAGCATAGACGCGCTAGCGTTTAGCCTAGATAGCCCCATCTGGACTTCGCCTGACACAGAAATCTGCTTGGTCTACGAACCCCAAGTCATTACTGGCGTGGGTACGGTCAACGCAATACCTGAGTTCTCCAAGACCGCACAGGCAATTATTACCGCCAACGGTCAGGTGGTAGTTGCAGGGGTTCGTGAGCGTACTGTTAACGGTGCGATTGATAGTGCTGGAACAGTATCCGCAGACGGAACGCTAACCAGAACGGTTGTAGGCTCGATTTCAGGCGTGGCAAATGTGGTGTCAGACGCTACACGGACAAGAACTGTTGTCGGAGACATAACCTCCGCAGGGTTTGTGAACGCCTCTGCTAACACCGTTGTAAGCCCCTCTGCGACGATTACTGCGGTGGGAAGTGCCACGGCACTAGCCACGAGATTGCGAACGGTTGTAGGCGATATTACGGCCTCTGGGACTGCTTCTGCGGACGCAGTAAGGCTCAGAATAGTAGATGGCGCGATTACGGCAGAGGGATTCCTAACCGCAAACGCTGGATTTGAGTTTGATGTCCACGCGGATGTCGTGGCTACCGGCACATTAGATGTGCTAGCAGGAATTATTTACACAGTTTCAGGGCAGGTGGCAAGCAATGCACAGCTTACTTGCACACTTTACAAGTTTGGCGAGGAATGGGTTTTAGTCCCAGACCAGCCAAATACATGGTCTGCCGCTAATGTTCAGAGCGACACATGGACACAGGCATCGACCAGTTCGGACACATGGACACCAATACCCGCACAAAGCGACGTTTGGACACAACAATCTTCGGGAAGTAACACATGGCAATAACAAGAGTTACCTTTGGAGAGTGGCTACCTGACCAGCCAGGGGTTATCGGTGCGCTGACCACGGCTAGAAACTGCTACCCCAAGGCTGTTGGGTACGGCCCGTTTCCGCAGGAAGTGGACTACTCAGACGACGCTCCACAGACGCTTACGGCTGCGGCTGCCGCCAAGGACACAAATAGCATCACCACAATTTACGCCGCAGGTACGACTCGGCTATTTAAGTTAGACACCTCAGACTTCTCGTGGGACGACATTTCTGCGACCACATACTCTGGGACAAGCGGGTGGAAGTTTACGCAGTTCGGTAATTCCCTGATTGCGGCTAACGAGTCCAATACCATGCAGTACATCGACGTTATGTCGGGGACTACATTTGCAAACCTAGCGGTAGACGCTCCCAAGGCCAAGTTCGTGACCGTGGTGCGGGACTTTGTGGTGTCTGGCTATCAGTCGGACAACAAAAACCGAGTGCAATGGTCGGGGATTAACAACGAGAAAACTTGGACTACCTCTGCCACAACACAGGCTGACTTTCAGGACGTTCCTGACGGCGGTTTTGTGCAGGGTGTAACGGGTGGCGAGTTCGGGCTAGTCCTGCTAGAGCGCAGTATCGTGCGGATGTCCTACGTTGGAACCCCGCTGATATTCCAGTTTGACAACATCGCTAGGAACCGTGGGTGCTTTGAGCCAAACTCGGTCATCCAATGGCAGGGCATTACCTACTTCTTGGGCGACGACGGATTTTACGCTTGCGACGGGCAGAACCTAAAGAACATAGGCGCGGAGAAGGTCAATCGGTACTTCTTTAACTCGCTAAAAGAGTCGGATTTGGGCAACATGAGTGCCGCCATCGACCCAATTAACAACTTGGTGGTTTGGGGCTACCCAAGCGTGGATACGGACTACCGCGCCCTGATTTACCACATCGCTACCGGCAAGTGGTCTTACGCAGATTCGTCTGCAACCCGTGTTGCGCCGGTTTCTACCCCGTCTATCACCTTAGAAGGGCTAGATGCTTTCTCGGCAAGTCTAGACGCGCTAGGTATTTCTTTAGATAGCCGTAACTGGCTAGGCGGCAAACTGCTTTTGCTAGGCATCAAGGGTTCAAAGTTAATCACCTTCACGGGTGCGGCTAAGACCGCAACGATTGAGACTTCGGACATTGAGTCGCCAGCCAATCAGTCTATGGTTACGATGATTAAGCCAATCGTAGACAACGGGACGGGTAGTGCTTCTGTGGCTTCTAGGCTACAACTGAACCAAACCGTGTCCTTCCCTTCGGTTACGGCAGCCAACAGCGAGAACCGCATAGGCACTAGGTCTTACGGCAGATACCACAGGGTTAAACTAGAGCCGTCGGGTGATTGGACGACAGCTATCGGGATGGATGTAGAGATTCAACAAGCAGGGACTAGATAATGTTTCGTGTTCTACCGTACCAAGGTGGAGACCCACGGCAGATTTCCGAGGTGGTCAACAACCTGATGAACGGCAAGTCCAATAATACGGGGACAATTACGCTTGCCACGGGCAATGCTACGACGACTACCCTGTACGACGAGCGTATTTCCGTAGATACAAAAATTGTCCTGATTCCGTTCTCAAACGCGGCAGAAGCGGACTCTGCCCCCTATGGTGCGTTTCAGGACACGACAGACCAGAACGCAACGACAACCTCGAATGAGTACATCATCAGTTGTGATACGACTGATTACAGCAACGGGGTAGTTTTAGAGAACACCAACAAGTTCCGCGTGCGTAATTACGGGATTTATAACATTCAATTTAGCATCCAGTTTGCCAACGCGGATGTGCAGATTCAAGACGTAGATGTGTGGTTTAAGAAGGGTAGCGGAAGCGGGGCTGCTTCCAATATCGCGGGAAGTAACAGCAAGTTCTCAGTCCCAGAGAGCCACGGCGGTACAGACGGACACCTGATTGCGGCGCTTAACTTTTTCCTAGAATTACAGGCAGACGATTACATTCAGATTGCTTGGTCATCAACCGACACGGACTGCGGAATCGAGCATCTAGCGGCGCAGACAAGCCCAACAAGGCCATCAACCCCGTCTGTAATCGTTACCGTGAACTACATTGCTCCGGCGGCGTACTCAAACATTTACGTCTCTGCCCAACAGCAGGGACAGGCAACCATAAGCCACTATGCCAACTCTACGGCAGACAAGACTTATGCTTACATTTTGGTTGGATAATCTTTACAATAGGTGATATATGGCAGAACAAGTCACAACCTCGCAAATTGACCCCGCGCTAAGACCGTTTCTTACACAGGGATTAGAACGCGCCAGAGAGTTATTCCTGACAGGGCCACAACCCACGTTCTTTCCGGGTCAGACCTATGTCTCACCATCCGAGGCCACGACAGAGGCTATCGCCCAACAAGAGGCTCTAGCCCGCGCCCAATCCCCATCCCTACAAGCCGCACAGCAAGCCTATCAGTCCTCGCTAGGGCAGATTGGTCAGACCGCCGCAGGTGGGTTCTTGCAAGGCAACCCCTACCAGCAGGCGATGCTCCAAGCCGCTACCCGCCCCCTTACACAACAGTTCGGAGAGCAGGTATTACCGGGCATTTCTAGCCTCTACTCACGCGCTGGTCGCTACGGGTCAGGCGCGATGGAGCGTGCCCTTGGTGGGGCTACGGAAGCCTACGGAAGGGCTTTAGGAGACGTTTCTGCCAATATCGTTGGGCAGGACTATGCCCGTGAGCGCGGATTGCAACAACAGGCTCAGATGGGCCAAGCGGCACTAGCGCAACTTGCACCAGCCTTTTACCAACAACAGTTCTTGCCAAGCCAAACCCTCGCACAGGTTGGTGCAGCGCGGGAAGCAATCGCCGCCCAGCCCCTACAAGAGCAGATGGCTAGGTTCCAGTTCGGACAACAGCAACCAATTCAGTCGCTTATGTCCTACCTGTCCTCGGTCTACGGGACACCGCTTGCTAGTTACGGTCAGCAGACCACGCAGTTGCCGGAGAACAAGTTTATGGGCGGTTTAGCGGGTGCTGGATTGGGATACCTTGGCGGCTCATTTCTCGGCGGGACTCCACTTACCTCGCCAGGGCAGGCAGCAGGACTTGGTGCACTAGGTGGCGGGTTGCTCGGCTACTTCCTATGACACCACGGGTACTACAACCCGAAGAATTAAGACACTACTGGCCCGAAATTGAATACGGGCTAACAGAAGTATTACGCAAGACTCCAAGCGCAAAGTGGATTCCAGAAGACGTTTACGCGGCAATCCTCTACAAGAAAGCGG